ACCAGCAGTCCAATGTTACGCCACTCATATTTGGTGAATGCCTTGTCCATGAATTGCTTGATGTGTTTCTTTTCCCACACCACACGCCGTGGTTTGTCTTGCCGTCTACTCACCTCAGTGAAAGGGTTGTGCTTTGTAAAGCCATTGCGAATAGCAAAGCTAAACAACAAACGATAGACAGCCAGTGTGTGATTGGCAAGGCTGATGCTGTTCTCTGCATGCTTGTCATAGATGCGCTGACACATTGGTGTGGCAATGTCACACAGCCTTGTCCTGTATAGTTCCTGTGCCACTGTGGTGTCATGAAACCATTGCTTCAAGTAGTAGACATAATCAGTCTTGCTCTTCTGCGACAGGGCTTTGTAACCAATGCTATTTATGTAGGACTTGAACAGGTCTTCAACCCTAGACCTCTCAGACAAGTTCTTTAGGTAGCGGTGTTCCTTACGCCACGCATCCATGATTGCGTTATGCTTCTCAGCATATTCCACAGCAGCTTCGTAGTCTGTGCCACATGCCTTACGCTCAACTATACCAGCATCAATCGCATCTACTGGAGGGTTGTAGCGGTAGTGTGTAGTGTCATAGCGGATGAACGATAACAGATAGCGTGGCAATTTCATGGGAGCATCCTGCTTAAGTGCATGCCTAACAATATCAGAAGACTAACGACCATTACAACTAACAAAAGCACAACACCAATCACTGGTTTATCTATGTTGTGCCACTCATTCGCACCCACATAGCCGTGATCATCTAATACTACGGACGGGTATGCCTTACGAGTTGCCCTTTTCTTAGGCAAAGGACACCAGTGTGTCCAGAATTTATCACCATCGTAATTAGCGTAGACGGCTACGCCACCCTGCCCTAGTAGCTGTAGCTTTGCACCTCTTGGTGTGTGCTCATCTACAGGTATCCAGAAATACTCTGTGTCAACGACAGCAGCGCCATCGCTTGTCACTTGTACAGTCATGTCAGTCCCCTTCGTAGAGATAGTACAGATCGTTTGCCATAGCCAGCAACTCATCATGCTTGACCAGCTTGTCGAGCCAACGCTTAGGGATACCAGAGTATCCATAGATACGGCCAGCAATCATACCAGTGACAGCACCCACTGTGTCAGCATCGCCACCCTTGTTGATAGCATGTACAACAGCGTCCTCAAAGTTTGTTGTACGAGCAATGCTATCCCATGCTGAAGCATAGCAGCCCATCACAGAACCATCAGGCTTGTCAGCACCCTTGACACGCAGCTTGTCGTAAAAGGGCAACGCCTTACCGAAGAACAACTCCTCGCCTAGTGCCGACACATATTGCACAGTGTCCTTTGTGCCATGTGTAATCAGTGCTGTAGCAACAGACTCACCGACAGCCAGTGCAACACATCTGTGATTGACCACAACATTAGCTGCCATTCGCATGATAGAACCATTACCGTTGGTGTTGTAGGAGGTGTTGCCACCATAGACACGGGACTTCTCAATGCTCGACAGTGCATCAGATGTTACACGGCCAATGTCAAAGCAATAGTCACGAGTACCATGTGTGCCGTAGCGTTTCCAATCAACGAAGTTATTTGCAATCACCTTTGGTGAAAAGGTTTTGAAGTTGATGTAAGCATCGGCAATGCACACCATCATGGCTGTGTCATCTGTCCACTCACCGATATCAGTGTTGTGAAAGCCACCACCCACCATCTCTGTGAGCGGATGCCCTGTGTTTGGCTGTGTAAATTCTAATGGTGCACCAAGTGCGTCACCGATAGCTGTGCCAATGAACATACCAATTGCTTTGTCTTTATCCATTATGTTCCTCGCGCTTCATTAATACAGATGCATGTCTCTCCATGCTGTCACCGATTGTCTAACGGAAGAACCCCATAGCGGTCAAGGCCATTGCAACAGTTACGCAGCCATCTCTTCAGCAATGTTCCACAACTCGCCATTGATGCGGATGTTTTCTTTCACGCTGTTGATGGGACGAGCCTTACGGATAGAGCCGTATGGTGTTGCTTCAGTCAGGCTCTTGACGAATGCCTTACCACGGATGACGCTTTCCTGAATGCGGTTGAACACAGTGAATGCATCCATGTGGTCATCCTCATTGCGGTTGATGGCAAGCACATCGGTGATGGTCTTGTCGATGGCATAGACACCCTTTGTCTGTGCATCAAACATGTCCCAACGAGTAGCAACACTACGCTTAGCCATCTCATATGCTGTAGCACTGGACAACTGCACACTCTTGAGCAGGTTGATACGCTCCATCATAGCTGGCAGGTTGGCAACAGTGTTACGCAGCATGTCTTCAAAGCCTGACAGTGCAGATGTATTGTGATACATACGATTCTGGAAGCCGTCACCAGCAACGATGCCGTTAGAGCAGATGAATCGGAATGCACCAGCAAACAACTTGACGCTGCTGCTGCCATCATGGCTGTTGTACAGGATGATTTCAGGACGCACATCACCCTGAGCAAAGTCAGTGTCGATGGTACGAGCAAAGGCAATCATGTGGGCTGAATGCTCAGCACTCACCTTACGGCTACGCTTCTGTGCTGCTTGCACTGGAGCATATCCATAGTCCTGCATCACAGGGATGAGGTCGCTAGTGTGCAGTGCAACATAACGATCAGTCAAGCGGTCATGCTTGGTAGTAGCGAACACAGCAGGGGATAGCTGTTGGATGCGCTCTGTTGTCAGGGCTGTGTTGTTGGCATTGCGGGAGAAGATGACATGTTTAGACATTGAAGTTTCCTTGAAAGACACAGCGACATTGCTGCTAGGGGTTGGATTATAAACGATAAGTTAAATGTTTGTCAAGTAATGTCCGACTCAGGTGAAGGGTTTTTATCAAGTGCTGGTATTCGAAGCCTGACCCTTTCAAGCGGATGCACACTCTGCCATGCAGCCAAGTGACACACCTCACCGAACATGTTCAGGCAGTAGCTGTATGAGCCGTCAATGTGATCGTAGTAGAACACATCACCAGTTGGTAGCTGCACATAACTCCGTGGCCTACACTTGTAAAGCTCACGGACAGGATGGATTTCAAAGTCATTGATATCAATATCAGTAATCATATAAGCACCTTTCATTTGTTGTACCTATTAACTAGTTGTCTCAGTATCATCATGTCACCTTCATATAGCGCAAACCCTTTCAAGTATCCGGCATTATACTCATCACTGACATTTTGCCGACAACGAAATTGTCCTCTGCGTCCTTGCATATACCCAAGCATATATTCCAATGACATGCTCACTCTCCCATAACAATTGATGATCTGCTAATCTTCTTTGTTTCAATGTTTTGTTTGAAACAAGCATAGTCTGTGCCATCCTTAGCAACGAATGCTTCAAACTTACCCTTAGCGTAACACCTGCTCTCTATCTGTGCAGCTATAAGCTCTTGCTTCATACGCTCAGTCTCACCACCTACCCAAAAGGCAAAGGATAGCAGGGCAAAACAACCAGCGCTTATTGCCAGCATATTAAACATCTGCTATATCCTCCAGAGTTCTTTTCGCCATCTCAAGTGACTCAATAGCCTCTTCATATTCTTTATCTTTAAACTCATGTATAGCAGCGTTCACTAGCTTATATACCAGTGTAATTGATGGCACTCTAGTATCTATCATGATGCTGCGCTTTCTTCAATTAGTTTCTCTAACATACTCAGTGCCTCTTCAACAGCATTGATACCATCAGCAGGGTCACCCACTTCAAGATCATACACTGCTGCATTTAATATCTCCCATGCTGTTTGGACTGTGCTTATCATGATGTTGCGCTTTCTGTAGAGTAGATTGTCAGGTTTGACAGGTTGGTTTTTAAATCTGGAAACATATGATCCAGTGCATCACTCTGTGCAGCATAACGCTCATAAGAACGGATGCGGCTATTGCCATCAGTATGTTTCTCAACAAACTTAATGCGAGTTGTTTCAGGCAGTGCCTCCATCAATAGCCTGAGATCGCAGTCTTCTTCAAGATATACATTGTCCTTGTACTGGTAGCTGTATGTAGACACCTTATCTGCAATGCCCAAGTTCACCAGCACTTGACGCTTCACCTTACCCCATGCATGCCCTGCATCGGAGTATACAATCACCGTAAATGTTTTCATTTTGTTTCCTCTTCAGTTATATTAACAATCTCTCCTTCACCAAGCACAGCTTTATTCTGATCGAACAAATCCCATGCGGTGCTCATGGCTTCTTCACGGCTGTCTGCTTCCACTTCGATAGTCTGCAAGATGCTGAATGCAATAGTCACTGAGTATTTCATTTTGTTTCCTCTAAGTAAGCAATTTCATAATCTAATATAAAGTCTGTATCCCACACATGCTGCTCTGGAGTATCTAATACTTGCTGCACAGCTTCTGATTTAGTGGATGCTTCTATTTCAATCTCAGCACATTGATAAACTGTACGGGTCATAACTATTTTAAATGTTTTCATTTGCAATGCTCCATCAATGGATAATAAAAAGTATAACGATCTCAATCATGTGCAACAAGTATATAACTGCGTCACTCATTTTGTTTCTTCTATAAGTTGATTGATAACAAAGTCTATACTGTCCCATGTGATGCCATAATTAGCATCGAAACACTCTGCCACTCTTTGAAGTACACGGACACAATCATCATCTGTGAAGCACTCAGCCTCTTCAATGTTATTACATTCTATAACATTGCGAACATCTTCAATGCTCCAATCATCACGCAAAATATATTCATTGTTTTCAAATACTACTTTAGCCATGTTAGTTGCTCCTAATATTAATTTTCGTTTAACCAAATAGCCTGTGCTTCTGCGACAAGCCCTAAACATTCTTCATGCTCTACAGTATTGCCCTCAAGCAATAGTTTATACAGAACAATGAATGCTTCACTGATTTGTTTGTCGGTCATATTACTCGCTCCTAATACGGGTTCTAACATGAGGACTGCCATCTAACATCTCACATGTTACATTAATGGCAGCGAGTATGTCATCCATAATGTATTTACCAGCACCATGATGTGGTTCATCAACAGAATGTATAGCCACTGTATATACAGCACCCTGTAACTCTGCCATTTCCCATGTGTAATAGTTGTCTACATTAAACATGTCGATGTATGTTGTCATGCTTTCACCTCTTTCATATTAAGTAGTTGAAACTGTTTTATATAACCATTCCAAAAGTATACACATGGGTTTAGTTTAAAACTCTCAGCACAGCGCACAGCTTCAGGAAATGTACGCTTGCTGCATATTGGTTGCCCATCTACAATGACGCTCCAATTATTGATATCATTGTCGGCTGATTCAGAATAGCTGTAATAACATTTAGGCGTTTCCATTATGTTCTTTCAGAAAGGTTACAACCTGTGCCATATCCTCAGCAGATACATGCCACGCTGGCACTCTGCCATCTAAGCACAGTCCGTTAGAGTATTCACCTCCACGGCTGTCTTGACTAAGTATAGTGGAGATATAGTAGCGAGAAACAAACTGTCCATATTGAGTATGTGGATATCGCACATCGTAGAATTCTACCATCGGTGCTTTATCATTAGTAAGGCACATATTGAGGCCATATTGATCGCCAGTATTGACGATGCGAACATTCCATTTGCCTAGTTTAAGCATCATATTAGTTACTCCCAAGTGTGGATGGATGGACGCTTGCTGTCATTGACAGACAGGGCTACAACTCTTGCAGACTTTATCGGATGCTCACCATATCGGTGAACAAACGAATCGTATTTGTACGGGTTGTACATAATGGTTCTGCCATTCCTGCTGATGAACTCATGTGCCCTGCCACCAGCTTTAGCAGCATCAAACCATGTGCCACTGACACCAGCATGTACATTCTTACGCTGTTCACGGATGACACGCTGTCGCCCTGCCTCAGACACCTTGAATGTCGCATCAGTGAGCAGCACAGCATGACGATGTGCTATGACACGCCCCTTCATGTCACCCTCTAATGCTTTGACACTGAACAGCTTGCGGTGCAGATTAAAGTATACGAATACTTTCATGTGTGTTTCCTTTCAGGATATAGTAACTTTTTTGTCACCCTCTATAACCCACACGCTGATAATATCAGGGTGCATAGTAAGACCAACCCGATAAATGAAACTATACATTTCATTTTCATTGGTGAATGTCTGCTGCCAGACATGATTATTTTTAAATTTCCAATGTAATATCATGTGTTTGTTTCCTTTCAGGAGGTTAATTGTTTCTTTATCGTAGGCCAATACAGTACAACCCAACGATCATACGGAATAGGTGCTGCCAACTGATAAGCCTTGTGCATATCAGCAACCTTAGCGTAATATTCTATTGAAGTCATGTGTGTTTCCTTTCAGGATATTAATTGTCTAGCCACTATACCCTTGCCAACAGCAACAGGGGTTTTATAACGCACAGCATTCTCTAAGAAATACATGAACTTGCCTGTGCCTTGTTTAAAATAAAAGGCATTGTCCTCAGTCACCATATGCAAGGGCTGATAGGTATCGAAAATTGATTTACTATTTGTCCAACTAAAACCAGTGATAGTAACTTCACCAATTGCAAGGGCTTTGCCCATACCTGTCCTGACAATTGCTATTCGCTTGCCAACATAGGGATACAAACTATTACTTTCCCGTGTCTCTATAGTTTTAAAACCATCGACAATTAAATCAGCAAAGGGTTTATCCTTTGTGTTCCTAACATTAATACCCAACATAATATGTTTCCTTTCAGGAAGTTAATCGAATGATTCGTCCAATGTGTAGCCATTATCTCGCAGCATTTTAACTACTGCCTTTGGCAGCATATAATCACCATCAAAATCTGCCAGTTCTTTGCCCTCAAACCACAGCCCACCACCCTCGCTGCCGTCCCTATGTTCCCAATACCCATACTGTGTAGAGGGTGATATCTGCACAAAGCCAGCACCGATAACATTTCCATACGGATGCAGAGTGATTGTGTAATTGTGTTCCATAATATGTTTCCTTTCAGGAATGTTTGTACACTGCAATGACACGGCTGTTAGACCGATTTAAATTCATGTCAACGACACCACCATCTACCACAGCCAATGCATGCCGTGTGATGATGACGATGTAGCTGCCATTTGTAAGCTTAGGTAGTATGCTACCCAGTGTTGTGCCCTTCTGTGCCACAACAGATATTTTCTTCGCTAGGTATCGTGCCCCTTTGGTTGTGCCGTAGACACCTACCAGTGACATGCCATTGGAAATGTATGCATCGTGCCACACATTACAGGTGCAGCCTCGCTTGTCTTTCCTGCCATGCTTTCGCAGTATGTTATGGGCATTGCCATATCGTAGACCAGTGCTGTTAGCCAATGCCCTGACTGTACAGTCTCTACTCTCACCCCATGTTGACACACCAGCAGTGACAGGGATAATTGTTTTAGCCATGTTTATTTCCTTATAGGAAAGCGAAGCGAAATAGCTTCAGAGAGGACATCAAGCTGCCCTGTCTGAAACCCACTGTATAGCCATCACCCAACAGCCACAATGGATTCACTCACATATTATCAGCATGATATGTCAGCATGCCCTGTACATTCACCCTGTACAGATTGGGCTAGTCCATAGCAGTGATGCATGCCCTGTCAAGAAACACACACCCTCACCGACACTAGCATTAGATTTTTAAAGAACATTTCGGAGCACCTCGATCAGTGCCCTTACATTATACAAACATTTAACTTCGCTTGTCAACTGTTGCAGGAAAACAACCCTACAACTTAGTCGGCTTTTGCCTCGCATAACATATGCTAATCAAAGCCTGAATCCCTGTGCCACAATGCAACCCATCATCACATGGCTATTCGCATCATCATGGTACAGACACTCTGCATAAGGCTGACTCGCAACCTTACACGGAATGCCTACAATCAAGCGGCTTGCAGCATGAATACAGGCTTAGCTGCATCAACGACAAAGCCTGTCATATCAAGCTTCGCTTTGCCCTTAGCATACAATGCAACGACAACGCCTTTGTCTTCTAAGTGACGAATGTCACTGTTATCGCCACCGATGACCGACATGCCTTTAAATACCTTCGGTATAGCAGCGACACTACGGAAAACGACAGCCATTCGCATACCATTTTCAATGGCTTTGTTGACATAAGGCTGAAAGCCTACGACACCACTGTATGAGAATGTCAGATCGTAATTTAAGGGTAAACCCTTACGATTCACATCCTTTGTATAGTCGTAGAATTGCACTTCAGGGAATGCTGCAAATATGTTTACATATTCTATGCCGTCACTGTCTGTAAAAGCTACGCTTTCCCAGCGAATGTCGCTAGTACCATTCAGTCTAACCAATGGAACTAAGCTTTGCTTAGCAGCTTTGCTCACTAGCTGTCGAATGTTAACAGCAAGCTGTTGCATGAAGCTGTTTCGTTCAGTAAAAAACCAAATGGTTTTATTGATGCGGCCATTGGCAACAGTTGACATTGCACCACGGCCAGCAGTGTAGAGGCATGCTTCGCCGCACTCAGCTTTAGCTGCCATGCTGCATGTATTCCACTTTGTGGAAAGGTAAGGTGCTAGATAGAGAATGCCAGTCAGAAAACCGAAGGTTTCACCCTTGCTAGTTTTTGCATCGGCATTGATGGAAAGCAAAGCTTTAGACTTGAACATGATGTGTTTCCTTTCAGGAATGTTGCAGCAAAATCGCTGTTTCGGCCTCAATTATAACGACTTTGCAATAGCCCTGTCAAATGTAGGGGCTTTCCGACTAGCTTTATAAACCTTCGGTTTCGTATGCTTGCCTCTGGATGCTACCCATAGGCCATGCTTGTATATGCTTGCACCGCCATGTCTGCCGTAGCATGCTGCCCACTCAGCAGCTTCGCTGAATGTGAAAGTGTAATGGCGTTTCTTGCTGCCCTTGCCAATGACAGTAAAACCTATGGTTTTAGCGAGGAAATTGATGATGGTTTGCATGTTAGTTTACTTTCAGTAAAGCGAAGCCGATGAACATCACAGCAAGCACTATGACGGGTGACATGAATGTCATTAATGACATAGGCTGAGGGTTTGTGAGCCAATTGAGCAAGTGTTTCATATTATCTTTCAGATAATGTTGTAGGTTTGGCTGCCGCTTTGCAATTGGCAAAACATGTCATACAATACTTTGTATGTTGCAACATTTCCTGTTGCCACTGCAATAATCATTGACAGTTTGTCAATGTTAGCGTTATCGCATTGCAGCTTTGCTGCTTCGTACAGCTTCGCATTGTGTAGGGCAGTGATGATTTGTTCGGTTTGCATAATGTTTACTTTCAGTAAAAGGGTGTTGTTTTAGCGCTTTTCATTCCGGTAAATTACATTTACCATCAATGCGGCCATCAAGGCAAAGCCTATTGCGGCGGTTAGGGGCAGCATTTCAACTATGAGGCCATGTGATGACGGAATAGCAAAGTAGCAAGCTACTTCAAGCAACGACATTGCAGCGAAAAACACAGCGAGAGTAGCTTCGCTATAGATAAAGAAAATGCGTTTGAGTGATTGTTTCATGGTGTTTACCTTCGGTAGTGTAGCGTTTTGAAGCAGCAAAATCGCTGTTTCGGCCTCAATTATACAAACATTTCAATAGCCCTGTCAAGTGTAAGGTTTCTCAGGCAGCAAAGCTGCGGCGTATGACGCTTGCATCACATGCGCGAGTGACATGCGAGTCATGCGAGGCTTTTCGTCAATTTGTCGTTTTATTGTTTGTTGTAGGCAGCAAAGCTGCTGCGTATGTATGCCTGAAGCTTGGCGCAGGTGTGCGAGGCTTTTTCATCGATGGTGGTTTGTTGCATTGCAGCATTGGGATATATAAGGCTTTGCTGATATGGTGTAGATTGTTGCATTGCAGCATTGGGATATATAAGGCTTTGCTGATATGGTGTAGATTGTTGCATTGCAGCATTGACTCACTAGTCACAGTGTAGACTGATTAGTCACAATACATAGTATAGGGGTATAGATATACCGACCCTTCACAGTGTAGGGGTATGGTTATTTAATGACCGGAAAGTCAGTAACGGGATATGCCGTAGCTGATTTTGAATCAGTTCCAAGAGTCTTATAAGTCATTGATTCTTAAGACTCTTTTGAATGACGGGTGAATTTACGCAGGGCTGTAGCGCTCACCTACCGCTGGATGTGCAGGGCTGCGCGAGTGTGCGCCAGTGCGCGGCTGTACGGGGGCGGGTGTGGGCCAGTGGGGGGTACGGCGCTATATGTATACAGCCACACTCAAAAATCAGGAAAATGAGTCTGTTAACCACACAGCTTTCTACAGTTATTCCCACACGCTATGATTTGTGGAGAGCAATAACACAGGCGTTTAAAGTGGTTAAGCTACCCAGCCCTTACCACTCCTAAACAAACGCCACCACAGTCGTTTAATCCATGCTAAGCTATGCTGTAGCAGACATAGACGGATGCAGTTTGCACTAGGGCCATTGTTGTTTGTCTTCCTAAGTGTGCTACAATTCAACATGAAAGCAACACCATGCAAAAATAACACTTGACAAGATTTCTCAAAACGGTAAAACTATAGCCTATGGGGGATTAGGGGGCTTAGAAGACATTGACATTGATGATGCTTGTAGCTTCTGTAGCAAGAAGATAAAAGACAATTGATATAGTAATTAATGAATCCCTATAGCGCTAAAGAGCTTTAAAGTCTATATAGTAGACAATAGATAGAATAACAATAATATTTCACGGTATGAAATGCACTAATGCTATCAAACTAAATGTTTGTTCAACAAAAGAACAAGTAAATGCTTTAGGTCTTCTTGATGTGTTACCCTATAGCGCGGCGACTCATGTCTACAAAGCTATATATAAAGACAAAGCTGACACTGTTCACATCCCTCATTCAGATGTTTACTTTGTTAGAGCAGCGCTGGAAAAGCATACAGGTTTCTATTTTCCGTTAGACAGAGTTGAAGCGGCTATGAAGGCTGAAGGCTGGCGCGATAGGAAAGGCAAGGGTCGTTACTAATGATTAAACGTGGCAAAGAAGAGTTTTCAGGGTATAACAAGCCTAAAGCTACGCCGAAGCATCCAACTAAGAGTCATGTTGTGTTAGCCAAAGAGGGTGACAGCGTGAAGCTTATTAGGTTTGGACAGCAGGGTGTTAGCGGTGCTGGTGCTTCTCCAAAGACTGAGAAGGACAAGAACAGACAAGAAAGCTTCAAGGCTAGGCATGCTGCTAACATTGCTAAAGGCAAGATGTCAGCTGCCTATTGGGCTGATAAAGTTAAGTGGTGAATGATGAAAATAAAATCTACTGTTAACGCTGCTGGCAATTACACCAAACCAACAATGCGTAAGGCGTTGGTGGCTAAGGTGAAGGCTGGTAGCAAGGGTGGTGACCCCGGCGAGTGGAGCGCCCGTAAGGCGCAGATGGTTGCCAAAGAATATAAAGCTAAGGGTGGTGGATACAAATGAAAGCTCCTCAGAAGTCTTTGAAGGATTGGGGCGATCAGAAATGGAAAACAAAGTCTGGTAAGCCTTCCTCTGAGACAGGGGAGCGCTACCTGCCTGAGAAAGCCATCAAGGCTTTGTCTTCACAGGAATATGCTGCCACCACCAAAGCCAAGCGTGAGGGTACAGCAAAGGGTAAGCAGTTTGTTGCTCAGCCAAAGAGCGTAGCAAAGAAGACGGCTAAGTATCGTTAGTTATGTATATAGCGCAGTTCATTGTATGCATGGCACAGGTGTGTACTTTGTTAGAACGAGAGCCATATGTTATGCACACTGACATAAGAAGCTGCAAACTTGCAGCGTCTATGGAAATGAAAGAGTTGGTGGTTTTGTTGAAAGACAAACCTATTGAAGCTGTAGCGGTTGTCTGTATAGATCGCACTAACAGCATTGTTTAATTGAAAGAAATAAAATGGCTAAAGAAACTCCAGCAGAAGCTGCTGCACGATTCCGTAAGATTGCTGAAGACAAGAGCTTGCCACAAGCTGTTCGCAACACCTATCTCGACAAAGCCAACGCTGCTGAGAAGGAAGCGGCTAAGCCTACAATGAACAAGGGTGGTGCAATGTTGCCTGTAAGGGGTAGCCGCACAGCCAAGCATAAAGAGACAAAGATGATGGGTGGTGGTTATGCAATGAAGACACCAATGATGGCTAAGGGTGGTGTGGCTAAGAAAGCCACTTCGGCTAAGAAAGGTAAATGATAATGGCTACTAAGAAAGCGTTTAAACCTTGTGAGGGATGCCCTACACCAGCCAAATGTAAAGCTGCCGGTAAGTGTATGGCTAAAGAGGGCAAGGGTGGTAAGCCTGTTGTTGCCATCATGATTGGTGTTGGCAAGCCAGCTACTAAGCCAATGGCTAAGAAGAAGTAATGGCTACTAAGAAGCAAACAGCCAAGATTGGCAAAGTGATGGGTGAGTTTAAAGACAAAGGCTTGCATAGTGGTAAGGGTGGCAAAGTTGTCACCAACCCTAAGCAAGCCATTGCCATTGCATTGTCCGAAGCTAAAGTGAAACAGAAGAAATGACCGCCAACGAACCTAAAGTTAGAAGTGTTGGTAAAGTGTGTACGGCTGGTGCTGCCAACACCGTCTACACCTGTCCTCCTAATTTCATTGCCCGTATGGTATTGTTGTTTGTTTCAAATCATGGTGGAAATAACAAAATTGTTTCTATCCAATGGAATGATGTTAGCGCAGGTCAGAGTTATTATATTGTTGGTGGACAGGTTTTGAGCGCTAATGGCTATATCAAACTTGACGGCAGCTATCTTGTATTAAATGCTGGTGACACTCTTATTGTGACACCTGAAGCTGGAGCAACAATGGATACTACAGTGACAATTGAAGAATATTATTTTCCTAAACAAATGTAATCATGGCAAAAGAACTTACAGAACAACACAAGAAATTCCTTGATGTATTATTTGGTGAAGCTAAAGGTAGCATTAACCAAGCTAAACTATTGGCTGGTTTCTCTGAAGGCTATAGCAGCCGCATGATTACTAACTATCTCAAGGAAGAAATCATTGAAGCCACACAGCTTTACATTGCAATGAATGCACCTCGTGCTGCTCTTGCTATGGTTGATGGCATTCTTGACCCAACAGAGCTTGGCATCAAAGAGAAGATGAGTGCTGC